GAGGAGCTCGTTTCATCTTATTGCCACACTTACAAAGCGTGGCTTTATTCCTTTCTTTAACTGTCCGAAGAAAGTCTTCTTTGTTTTTACATGGCTCACATACAAATGAATATACAGGCATATTATTCCTCGTCTTCTGCTTTTTCACCTTCTTTACTTATCTCATACCTAGCAGCTAAATCAAGAAGATAATCATAATGCTTACCTGCATTAGCATTATAAAGTTGATGTCCATATTCTCGATGAAAAAATTCATCATCCTCTGTAAAAGTTGTATCCCCTTTAGCGCGAAGTTCTTCTTTCTTTTTTGCTATGGCTTCATCAAGATTTGATTCACGCTCAGCGGCTTTCATATCTTCTTCTTTGCGTGTCTTGAATCCACTTGATATTATATCATCAAACCAGTTCATTTAGACTTCCTTACTTTCACTTTAACCTTACGTTTAACTTTTCTTTTCTTACGTTTAGGTTTACGCTTGGAGGGGGCCATCTTTGTAGTGCTGGCCAACCCTCCCCACGTAATGTTCGGTGTAGCGTTACTCATCTAACGTTAACTCTTCTTCGATTGGAAGTTCCACCTCTTTTCCACTGTTCATTATCAGCTCTTATTCGATCCAAAAGAGACTGTGGTACGTTACGCAATTCAGTTCTGTATATACCTTTTCTGCCTGATCTACCTTGAGGATTAGCCACTTTACCGCCAATTCTTCTTTCACGGTCTAAATCAGTTTGCATATCTATTAAATCATAACGAGCTTGTGAATCACCGCCTTGTGCTCTTGTGTATAAATCCATCATTTCCCGAAAAAGAGGGCTATTCAATTCTCTAGTCTTATCGGTTATATTACTGTATTCTGGAGCAGGCCCCATTTGTGGTATTTCCCCTGTATTACCACCAGCTAAAGTAGCTTCTAGATCTTCAGTGGTTGGGCCATATGCACTAAGTCCTTCAGGAAGATAGTTATCTTCAAGACTCATTCTAGGCTCTCCACGACCATAAGATAATAACTCTTCGCCAGTCAAACCTTCTGGCTCAAATTCTGGTTCAAACTCACCGATAAAATCACGCGGAGGAACATCTCCTATTGAGTTTCTAACTGAATCTGGCATATTTCTTAATGTAGCATCTCTTGTTGGAGATTCACCTATATCATCCATTGCAGCTGAATCATACGGCTCCGGAATTACATCCTCAGCAATAGCATCTGCCACTTCTTCTACTTCTTCATTTGATATATTAGATGATGATGCTTCAGGTGATAATACTTCTTCCAAGACTTCCGTATCTGTAGGATCAGGCATTGTTCCCATAGCTTCTAAATGATCAAATAATGAGTTCCATCCATCCCTAGACTCTTGGCTTGCTAACCCTCTATCCATACGTTGAATCATTTCAGCTGCACCTTTACGTGCTTGATTCTTGCTTGAACTTTCTTTTCTGTCTCTATCTAAGCGATCACGATAATAATTCATACGACCTTTAGCTTGTCCTCGTGATTTTGCTTCATTACGTCTTTGGGCAGCTTTCCTGCTTTCTGGCGTAGACTTTGATTTTCTACGAACAAATTTAGGTTTACGGCCAGTTCTTTCGGCAAAACTTTGCTCACTATATGGTGCATAGTTAGATGGTGTTGATAGTGCATCTTTAACTTTTCCTGCGCCAGCACTTAATGCGTCAGACAAAGCTCTACCTACTCTAGTATCTTTAAGAGCATTTCCACGCTCAGATCTACCTTCCTTTTCTCTGATTCTTCTTCGTTGAAACATGCTTGGTGGCATATCAATAACTCCTATCGTTTTTTACGTTTACGCGCTACAGCCGCATTGTCTACTAAATTAGGATACTTCCTACCTGCTTTTTTTGCTCTTGCTTTAGCTGCTGACTTCTGTGCAGATGTTAGAGCTTTACTCTTTTTCTTAGGATTCTTTTTATCCCAAAATGCTTTAGCCATTAATAACTCCATATCGTTGGACGTGGAACATGAAAGTTATCCTCGTCTGAGATGGTGTCTAAGTGAAGAAACCTACCATCACCTTTCTGCTTAATTCCTATGCCTGTAAACCCATACTTTATAGCTCTTGCTAAAACTTCATATGCTAATTCTCGATCACAAGCAATATCAACTGCTTTACCTGTCGTGTGAGCACCTCCCGGCTTTCCGCCTTTTATTTTAGCTGCTTCTATATGGTGAGTAACATCTCTATAACCAGAAGTAATAGTTAAAGGACGTCCTAAGTCACTACGTAATAACTGTAATTTATCCATAAAACTTTCATCAACAAAACAAACACCAGTCTCTTTACACTTCATCTCATTAACACTAAAATTAGGCCACCGATCTTTAGGCCACTCACTTGGATTATTAAATGTTCCCATAACTATGTTTCACCCTGCAATAGAGTTAAGAGGCTTCTGCTTCTGCAGCTTGCCCACCTTCACTTGGAGCAACCCCCTCAGCAAAGGCTTGTGGATTAAGAGGCCCAATGCCTGTATTTGCATTTTGCCCAGCTGTAACTGCATCTTGTGCAGCCTGTGCTTGCGGATCACTAAATTGTGGTGCTGTGCCTTGTTGTGTTTGTGCTTGTTGTGCTTGCTGTTGTTCCATTTCAGCTGCTCTTTGCAACCCTTGATTACGTAACATATTACTTGAATACTCTAACATTGGAAGCAATTCTTCAACTGTTTCTTCACTAAAACCACGAACAAGAATACGTCTTGCTAACTCTGGTATATTTGGAGGAAGTCCAAATGACTCAACCATCAACGGTGTCATACCCGTAAATAAGTTTAACAAGTCCATTAATTGCTTACGTTCTACGTTTATTGCTGAAGCATGACTTGTAACGTCCATGGTTGTCCAGTATTCACCTCTTGCCATTTCAGGAGTTATCTCAACAAAACTAGCTGCACTACGATCAATAAAGAAAAGTTGATCTGGCAAATATTGTAAATCCATCTGCAACATCTTACGTGCTTTGCGGACTTGAAATTCTGTTAGCAACGCACTACGCCTATTCTCACGACTAGTATTACGTCTTTCCATTATACTAGCTTCTGTTGCTGTATCTACTCGTGGCATAGCAACTGGTTGTGGCGTTCCTACAGACCTATCAAACATCTGTTGTAAAAGTGCCATCATTTCATTCTTCTCGTTAGGCACTTGCTGGAAAGGCAAAGCTAAAATAGCATTACTAGCTCCACGTTCACCAAGACCCGGCACTTCTATAACACTACCATCAGGTGCATCTAACATATCCGCTATTACAGTTTTGTTGATCCCTAATTTCGGATCAACAAGCCAGACGTTCTTTTGCTTTCTTATAGTAGACAAGAACGAATCTAAGATCTCATTTATAAGAGCTTGGACTGTATCGCCTCCACCAAGAAGCAATGTAGGAAGATGATACCAACTGTTCATTCCTGTATGATAAGATACAACTTCTACAGGATAGTTATCCATCCTATCATATGGCCACTCTTCTTCCTCTTGTATAAAAACATCTGAACCTTCTACAATAGTTATAAGAAGATTTCTAAACTTCCCGGGAGCTACAGGAAAGTTTCTTGCCCATATTTCCCAACCACGAACTACATCAAAACCATCTTCTACTTCTTCTCCCTCATCATACTGAGGAGCATCTGCATACCTACTTGGTTCTATGTCTGCAGTGTTTTTATAACCTGGATTAGCCTGTACTTCTGCTAACGGAAGTTCCCAACCAAAGGCAACCCACCTAGCATCATTCGGCCCTTCTTCTGAAAATGGATCAGTTAAGAACATGTCAGGTCTCCACCTTACTGCATATGGAGCGCCTCTACGTACATTAGTATTTGCACTTGGCTCTGATCTATTTAAGTACTGCTCATGCAATTTAATGTGATTACTAATAGCCTCTAAAATAGGAGCACGATCTGACTTAGGTGTTTTAGCTATTTTAAATTGTGCTTTAATTTCCGAACGTAACGCTTTGTGGCTTTCGAGATGAAACTGATGATCGTTATTGGTTTCCACTCGTAATGGTTGCCCAATAGCCAATAAAGTATTTTCTTCTTCTGGATCTTCATCCGCCTCTAATGCCCCCTCTAACTCTAAAACTAATTCATTTTTAAGTTCGTCAGTATCTAACGTATAGCCTAACTTAGCAACACCGTAAGGATTAAGAAAAGCGTCCAGAACTATCCGTTCATCTACTCTTAACTGATTAGTCTCTCTGTACCGATAATTTACTACTTTTTCTACTGCTTGTGAGTAACTTAAACTTTGAGGATCTTTATCGTCCAATCTTTCAGCTGCATTCCTATTCTGTGGATGAACCTTAAAGACTGGAGCACGATCAAGCATATTAGCAATAGACTGATCAATCCAACCAAATATAAGTCCGCTTTTAGTTCTTCTAATGTGATCTTCATCATAGTCATCACCTTCAGTCGCTTCACGATCTGTAGATGCTTCATTATAATATTGTTTTTGTAAAACTTCACAAGCCTCAAATAAAGGCTTAGCTTTTTGCTGGCTATAGGCAATTTGATTTTGCCAATATGCCACTCTTTCTTCTTCTGTATCAGGATACATTTATCGCCTGTTCTGAGTCCCAATCTTCATCAAGAGGACTCTTTTCGGGGAAAGGAAGTACTACAGCCCCTCTATGCCATGATCGTCCACGCCTTCTATCTGTATTCATTTCACGGTAATCATCAAATGTTAAACCTTGAACTTCTAACTTAAACCCACTTTCATCTACAGGATCTAAGCCTTTAGCTATAAGCAGATCATCTAGCTTCATACCTATAAGAGCAAAGGCATCTACTTGGTCATCATTCTTACCGTTAGGAAACTTTGTTAACTCATACTGAAAGTCTGCAAGCCAGGGAGCGGCTGAGGGTGCGTGAACGTAACCCATCTGCATAGCTCCAGCAATAGAACCTGCACGCTGTGGAGAATCCTTACGACCCTTTCCAATAACTGAAACATCTACACATGATGTCCAAGCTCCTGCTTCCTTACGTGCTTTTGTAAGAATTGGGCCTATAGCTTTC